GAAGTACCCTACCGCAAGGATATGCGGACACAGGGACTTTCCGGGCGTTACGAAGGCTTGCCCCCAGTTTAATGCTGAAAAGGAATACGGCTACCTGTACCTAACTTCCAGCGGTACGCAGGAGGGATAAAGCAGCAGTTAGCGGAAATGCTATGGACAGCTAAATCCATTATATACAATTTCCCACTCCCAATACTTTGAGTTATTCTTTTTAACCCTATTTTCCGACCATCCTTGCTTATACCAAACCAACTGATAAGGGTTAGGCTTACTAAAACCACTTCCGCTAACATCGGTTTGTTGTAAGCGGGGCTTCTGTTGTTTAATCATTAGTACAACCTATCCGCAGGGGTGAAGGTAGCGTGGAGTTGCAGTTCGGGACCCTTGTTGTCCTTGCTTGCGTTCCTGCTGGTTTCTAACTTCATCCAATATCCACCCAAAGGCTTCGGGCCTCGTCCTCGTTCAGTATGAAAGCCCATGTAGCCGCCGTCCCATTCCTCTTTGTAAGTAGCCGTCCTAAGTTGGTGAATAGGTTTTTGAAGGAGCGTTTTGGTAGAACGGTCATAGCGGTGAATCATGTTTTGGTGATAGTATAGCTCGTGGACATGGCCCATCCAAGTCAGGTCGTAGCCTTCGGTGGATGCGAGTAGGCGTTGGTCGGCAATTACGCCGCGTGTGACCACCCCACCGCCTGCGCTCCCATGAAAATAATGCACGACGAAGTTGACTCCACGGATTGCATCGTGCAGCACTCGGATGTCAATGGTCCCGCCGTAGCCACCGACCTCAACTGCTGACCCCGTGGCGTAGTTCAGCGTGCTTGCGAAGCGTTGCAGGATGTCGGTTTCTTGGTGGTTAATAATGGAGGTTTCGTGGTTGCCGTAGCCGAGCAGGAGGAGGTTCTTGGCGTATGGGCTGAACCATTCCACGGCGGTGTTGACGATGGAATCCAAGTAGCGTGCGTTGTTGTGTTCTGGGCGGATGTCCTCCTTGCTTCGCCTTGGGTCACCCTTGCCTTGCATCAAACAAAAAAAGTCACCGTTGACGATGACCCCCGCATTACGGCGTTGTGCCTCTTTAAGATGGTTGGTCAGCAGACCCCTGTCGCAGTGGGGATTATCCCAGTGCAGGTCGCTGATAAGAAGAAACTCCTGCCCCGATTGGCAGGTGACTTCGTGGATGTTGCGGGAATGCTTGGTTAGTGGTAGAATCATTGCATGGCTTTTAGTGATGCGTTTTCGGATTCAAGTATATGGATAGTATTTTCCAATGACTCAATCCGTTGACGCAAAACTAATAACTCATTGCGTAATTCTGTTAACTCTTTGTTTTGTGCTTCGGCAGTAGCCTGCCACATCGCCAGCACCGCTTGGGCTTGCTTGACTTGGAGGCTATCTGCCGTGAACTTGCCCTTGGTCATCCAAGCGACTGCACCGCCAACGATTGCGCTGACCGTGCCGATAATGGTCGTTTCGATGAGGTTCACGCCTTGGGAACTTCGGGTTTAGCCTTTACTTTCTCTACGGCCATCCAACCAACTGAAAGCAAGGTTATTAATGCACCGATAATTTCCTGCAAAGCAGTTGCGTCAAGTAACCCTTTGGCTACGAGTGTGCCACCGATGAAGGTTAACAAGTGGCGAAGAAGAGCGATGATTGCTGATTGCATGAGGTTGGGTTTGTCGGGGTTACGCTTGCGGAATAGTCGCATATTGGTAGATGTTATTTCGTACTGGGTGTTGCAAATTCTTGGTAATCGGCCTCGTATTGAGCATCCCAACCGAGGAATGAATGCACTCCGCAAGGCGTGGGCCACACGATGTAAGCGTTGAGCGATGCAGGGCAAGCGTCTTGGAATAGTATGTCGTAGCAAACCAAGCCATCCAGTTCTCCGAGCGGAACTGCCGTGTCAAGCGGTTGCAGGGATGCGAGCAATTGGTCTGCAACCTTCTGCGATGGGAATGCGAACTTGCGGAAGGTAGGCATTACGGGGTTGTTAGGGCTGCGAGTTCTGCGTTGGTCAAGCGGGTGGTGTAGAGGGCAACGGCACGGATGCGGTCGTTGATATTACTACCAGCCAAACCTGTTTCCGCATTTCCGAGAAAAATAGACGAACAAGCAGGAACTAAAGCGATTGTATCCGTTCCAACTTGCACGCCATTAATATAAAAAGCGTAATCATTCAAAGCGTAACCCACTGCTATTTTGAAAATGCCTGCAACTTGCGATGATGAATTAATGTCAACTTGTGATGCCGTGGCAACAGTCGCTAAAAGCCTTATCCTGTTAGACGTATTAAATAAAAGTATAATCCTATTATTGGATGTTCCATCGCTTATGCCAAATAACCTTGCAGGAGATGGGAAATTCCTCAAATCCACCTCCGCATAAAGCGTTCCCTGCGTCTGCCCGATACTGCCGCTTACCGCTCCGCTGACCGAAACCACGTCTGCGTTGCGGGTGACTGACCCCGTGGTGGTGGGGATGTAGGATGTAGCAACCGAGCCTGTTTCAAGTTGTGCGCCCCATATATATGCGCTTCCTCCGCTGACGGTTGCAGGAAGATTGCTTGCTATTGCGGATGTTGGGCGAATTGATATATTAGCAGAAGCGGGAGTGTACGATACAGTTACCGTCATATTGCAACGATACCATCCATTTCCATAGTTCTCAATGCTTGCTCTTGTTAGCGTAAATCCAGCACCAAGCGTTCCACTTGCGCCAAGTGTACCTGTATCAAGCCTAAAAGATTGAACAACGCCTGATGCATAGTTTGTAGCAGTTCCTTCTTGAATAGTTAAAGAAACGCCACTTGCAAGCGCAAGGTTTCCAGCCTGTGCAAATAAGGAAAAGGTGTGAGTTGTTCCACTTGTAATTGCGGCAATAGTTTGTCGCAATCTTGCCGTACTTGAATTTGCTTCAATTAGCGTGCCGTTGGTATTATTAAATGGTGAAGTATATCCTGTTGTAATTACCAAATTCGCTTGCAACCAAGTCGTCAAGAAATTCTCACTCTGCAACGCTAAATTACTCCCACTCGGCTCAACCAAAAGCGCAGGACAACCAACCGTTCCACCGCTTGCGAAATAGTCCAAGCGTGGTATTCCGCTCGCAACCGATTCAATGTAGCCGCTCGCATTCACACGGGTTGCGGCAGTCGCACGGGTTACAGTAAAGTCACCTGCTCCGCTGGTTGGGATTTGGGAATACAACTTGCCCGACTTGAATCGGGAGGGAACTATGAGGAGGGAAGGTGTCGGCATTCTTAGAAGTTGAATATTACCGAAAAGCGACCATACAGGCATCCGCTGACGGCCGCCTCTGCCGTAGCCGCTCCATCCGCATCAGCACGGGTGTTGAATGCCGCCCAAGCAGATGCCGATAAGCCACCGCCTTGCAGGGTGCTTAATGGATAGCCGTAACCGTAGCCAATCAGCATTAGAGGAATGTATATCCGATGACGCTTCCAACGCTGGGAGTTACCGCAGTAATCTTGCCGCCGTTTCGGCCCGATATAACGATGCCAGCGGACACGGACTTGCCGCTCATAGCATAGGCAGTCAGCAGGTTCTCGCCTCCTGTACCTGTTAAAGTCGTGAAGGTTGCAGCCGTGTTGACCACAATGAAGTCAAAGTTTGCGCCCGATACGGCAGCGTCAATGAATTGCATCGTGCCGCCCTGACCGAGCATTTGTTGTAGAATTGGAGTAGGCATTGCTTGGGGGTATTTAGGGTAAATGTATTTTAGGAGGGAATTTCACAAACGGAATGCGAGTACGGAATTTCAAAGGTCATGGTTGCCACCCATCCCGCCGTACGGTCATCTCGGCTCTCTACGAAGCGTGTAAGGTTCACGGAGGTACTTAGCGTCCATTCTTGCGTCGGGTCGTTTGTAAGGGCTGAAATGAAGTCCTGCGCTATTTGCAGTTGGTCGCTCAAAACCTCGTCTTCATTATCCTGCCAGCCAAGCGTTGGACTGCCTGAAACCACGCCACCCATCGTGGCAATGGATTCCACCCTGTCAGAAAAATACACGCCCACAGTAAGAACCAAACTACCCAAATCCGTAGTCGCTGACTGCACATCCGCAAACACCAACGGATAGACGATTCGCTCACGGCTTGGTGTGCGAAGGTTTATCGTGTTGTCCGTTCCGATTGCAAGCGGGTCGCCAGTTCCGAACGAGTTCACCTGCGGGTGACTGTTTGCAAGGTTCAGGAGTGCTTGCTTGATTTTTATCCAAGACATAGGCTTGTAGTTTCAAAATGTTTTTAGCGTGTGCGCCCATAGTTAGCAGTTGTTGCAGTAAGGGTCGTAACCGTAAGGCCAAGGGCGGTCCAAGCCAGCACCACGGCGCAGGGTTCTTGCATCCAAGGCCATGCCTGTGTTGTAGTTCGTGCCGTTCGGGTATATCGTATCCAAAGCCGATGGCGGGGAGTTGAATAGCGGGTAGTCGGTGCGGTTCTCCATCAGGTAGCGGGTAATCCTCTCCGAGTACCATTCCGCATCGTTCTTCACTTTGTCGGTCAGGCGGGTAATCTCGTCCATGCTCATCTGCGAAGATTCCTCGCTCGTTCTGCGGACCATGCCCTTGTTCATGTACTTAAATGCAAGCACCATCGGGAGTTCGTAATACAACCATTGCACCATCGCAGGTTGGATGTAGTCCTCCAGCAGGGTGTTGTTCAAGGCCGTGGTTGTGCCGCTGACCACCTGCCCTACCATTTCGTTGTACAGGGCCGATCCGACTATTGGTTGGATCCGCATCTCCTGCACCTTCACGATGGTTGGCCGAATCTGCGTAAACGAAACATTCTCGTTGATTACGGAATTGTCCAGCAGGGTTTGTTCGCTGATAAAGAGTGCCTTCATGCTTTTGTGATTTTATTGCCCTTGCGGATTACTATCTGCTGCTCCCATACATGGCGGCATTGTGGACGGTTCACTCCGCTGGCCGTGTGATACCAACCGCCTCTGCGATTCCATACGGAGTAACCCATGATGCTGGAAATACCATTAATGTCGTCACGGGTGTACACCTTGCCTTGGTCAGCCAAGTCCATCATCACCTTGCAGAACTCACGGCTTGTGCGCTTGTCCTTGTCGCTGAATCCTGCGGCCCATGCGTATTTGTAACGCACTTCCAGTACTGGTTCGGCCACTTCCTTCACGCCTTTGGGCAGGTTCTTCTCAACGATTTGGTCAGCCGCCCTTGCAATGGGGTAGCGGTCTTTGTTTATCAAGTACGCCACTCGCTTGGCAATTTTCGCCTTGCTCACTCCGAACTCCTTGGCCATTTCTTCCACGCTTGCGTCACGGTTCTTCTTGCGGTAGGCTACAATTTTCTCGTCCAACTCTTTCTCTTCCTCGCCCAGTTCGGCAAAGGCTTGACGTACTTGCGTGTCCAAGTCGGAATCAAAGCGCATTGGCTTGGAGTGCATTACCACGTACTCATCCGCATTGCTGCCGAATTTGCTTGCAACGACCTCAAGTACCTTGTATTCTTCATCGCCCCATCCAAGGTCGCTCTCGTCATCTTCCTCACCCCACCACGGTTCGGTAGGGTTGCTGAACTTCTGCTCCTGCACTCCGAGCAAAGTGTTGACTTCCTGTGCGCTTAAGCCGAATCCAGCGGACAACATGGTGCGAGCCATCTCCAGAGTAATCTTTTCCTGTGCATAGTGACGCACGATTCGCATCAGGTTTTGGTATTCCCTGCCCGATAATTTCTTGATGTTGTCGTTGCTCAACTGCGCAGGTGCTTGCGGTTGCTCATCAGGTTGCGGATTCGGCCCAACTACGTC